ACGCCCGTAACCATCCGCCGTCTCAGGTGCGGGGCGTCATCCGTGCTGAGGCGGCACCCTTGAGGAAGGAAATGACCATGAACGAAGAAGAGAAAGTGATCGAGACCCTCGACACCATCAGCACCGACGAAGCCGCCGCACTGGTGGCCGAAGCCCGTCGCGAGGTGACTCAGGCTGCCCGGGCGATTGCCGAGGTTTGCCTGCTGGCCGGCTGCCCTGACCGCGCGGCCGAGTTCATCGCGGGTGGCAAGACCGAGGCCGATGTCCGGCGCGTACTCATTGATGCCCGTGCGGCAAGGTCTGAGGCCGATGACATCCGCTCGACCATCACCGTGGATGCCGGTACCCAAAGCCTCGACCGCCCGGAGGCCTCACCGATCGTGGCTGCCGTCAAAAAGCTCACGGCCCAGGTCTGACGCACCCGACACATAAAGGACTGAAACATGACCCCCATCACCGAACAAAACAACCTCGGCGACCTCTTGAAGTACGAAGCCCCCAACCGCTACTCGCGTGACGTCGCCACCATCGCCGCTGGCCAGAACCTGCCCTTGGGCACGGTGCTCGGCCGCAATGCCAGCGATGGCAAGCACTACGCCATCGACCCGGCCGCCACCGACGGCACCGAGTCCGTCATTGGGGTGCTGGCCAACGCGATCGATGCCACCAATGCCGATCGCAGCGACGCCATCCTGATCGCCCGCCACGCCATCGTGGCCAAGACCGCGCTGGTCTGGCCGATCGCGCTCACCGGCGCGCAGCGCACGGCTTACGAACAGCAGCTGGCCGAGCGCGGTGTGCTGGTGCGTGAATCCGCATAAACCCGACCCGTCTTTCCATCCCCCGAACCCGCCTGGCCATCTGGCTTGCGCGGGTTTCGTCATTTCTGGAGCCCCGAATGAACAACCCGTTTCTGAACCCTGGTTTCTCGATGGCCAGCCTCACTGCTGCCATCAACCTCATCCCCAACCGCTACGGCCGCTTGGAAGCCCTGAACCTGTTTCCGACCAAACCCGTGCGCACCCGCCAAATCATTGTGGAGGAGTACGCAGGTCGCCTGAACCTGCTGCCCACCAAGCCGCCTGGCTCGCCCGGCACGGTTGGAGAGCGTGGCAAGCGCAAGCTGCGCTCCTTTGTCATTCCCCACATCCCGCACGACGACGTGGTGCTGCCCGAGGAAGTCCAGGGCATCCGTGCCTTTGGGTCGGAGACCGAGATGGAAGCGATCTCCGGTGTGCTGGCCCGGCACCTGGAGACTATGCGGAACAAGCACGCCATCACGCTCGAGCACCTGCGCATGGGTGCATTGAAGGGTGAAATTCTGGATGCCGATGGCAGCGTGATCAGCAACCTGTTCACCGAATTCCAGATCACGCCGCAGTCGGTGAACTTCGATCTGGCCAATGCCAACAGTGAGGTCAAGGGCCACTGCTACGACCTGCTGACCAAGGTCGAAGACGCCCTGCAGGGTGAATTCATGACCGGCGTGCATGTGCTGTGTTCGCCTGAATTCTTCCGGGCGTTCACCACCCACAAGGAGGTCAAGACCGCCTACACCAACTGGCAGCAAGGCGCGGTGCTGATCAACGACGTGCGTTCGGGCTTCACCTACGCCGGGGTCACCTTCGAGGAATACCGGGGCCAGGCCGCCTACCTGCAGGCCAATGGGGATCTGGGTACCCGCCGCTTCATTGCAGCCGGTGAAGCCCACGCCTTCCCGCTGGGCACGGTCGACACCTTCGGCACCTACTTTGCCCCGGCCGACTTCAACGAGACGGTCAACACGCTGGGCCAGTCGCTGTACGCCAAGCAGGCGCCGCGCCAGTTCGACCGTGGCACTGACCTGCACACGCAGAGCAACCCGCTGCCCATGTGCCACCGCCCGGGCGTGCTGATCAAGCTCACCTCGGTGTAAACACTGCGATGCAGCACGCCTTTGAGCGGGCGGTCTCGCGCCTGTTTTCCCGGCTGGGGGTGCCTGGCACCTACCGGCTGACCGATGGTCGTGAGATTGGTACGCGGTTCATCGCCAAACAGGCCGATGTCGTCGAGTCTTTCGGTGACACCCGGTTGGCACTGGCCACCCACCGCTTCGATGTAATGGCCCGCGACGTGGCCTTCCCCCGCGAGGGCGAGCGCTTCACGCTTGCTGGCCAGACCTACCAGGTGGTGGGTGAGCCCTTGGCGGATCGGGACCGCTTGATCTGGACGCTGACTGGAGCGCCGCTGTGAAGCTCATGGCGGCACTCACCGGCAATCTGGATCAGATGCTGGCCGACGAAGTGCGCATCGCCGAACAGGCGGTGACGCATTCCATCCGCGAGGCGACCGATGGTCTCAAGACCGAGCTGCGCAGCCAGATCACTGGCGCTGGTTTGGGTCAGCGCCTGGCCAACACCTGGCGCGGCGAGGTCTACCCCAAGGGGCAGATGAGCATCAAGGCAGCAGGTCTGGTCTATAGCCGGGCGCCGGTGGTGGTGGGGGCGCATGACCAGGGCGCGACCATCCGTTCCAAGGATGGGTTCTGGTTGGCGATTCCTTTACCGGCCGCCGGCAAGGGCCCGCGCGGCAAACGCATGACGCCGGGCCTGTGGGAGCGAATGCACGGCCAGCGCCTGCGCTTCATCTACCGCCGGGGCCAACCCTCGCTCCTCGTCGCAGAAAACCAGCGCGCCCGCCAAGGCCAACGCGGCGGCTTCTCCGCCGCCTCACAAAAGGCTCAGGCCACAGGCCGAGGGCTGGTCACGGTGCCGATGTTCCTGCTGGTGCCGCAAGTGACCCTGAAGAAGAAATTCGACATCGACAGCAGCTCGCGCCGCTGGATCAGCACGCTAGCCAACCGCATCGCCAACCGTTTCGATGAAGCCGACCGGAAAGGTGCCGCGTCATGAGCCAAAGAGAAAACGCCATCGGCGCATTGTTTGCAGTGCTCGGTCAGTTATCCCTCGGCACCACGGTCAAACGCAACGCCGCGTTGCCTGAGCGCGTGTCAGATCAGGCGATGGCCATCCTGCGCGACGGCGAGATGGGGGAGCCCGAGGTGTCGCTCTCGCCGCTGGCTTACCACTGGCAGCACCAGGTGGCCATCGAAGTGTTTGTCGCCGACTCAGATGCCAGCGCGCGTGATACCCGCATGGACGGCTTGCTGGTTGAGCTGGCAACCCTGATCGAAGCCGACCGGACGCTTGGTGGCGTCATCGAATACGCCGAAATCGGCCCTCCCAAATTCGACGAACTGGCCCCCGATGGGACCAGTGGCATCAAGGCCTGCCTGCTGCCCGTGGTCTTGTACTACAGCAGCTCAGGGCCGCTGAACTGACGCCGCTGAGCTGATCCGTCGAAGTCCATTTCGACACCCATTCACATCCATTTCCACAAGGAGTTCTGTATGGCCCGTGCCTACGGCGCGAACGCCAGCCTACTGGCCGCGTTCGAAACCACCTATGGCAGCAACCCAGTGGGCGACTACTGGAAGCTGCCTTTCGTCTCCACCACCCTCGGTTCCGAACAGGGGCTGATCGCCAACGACCTGATCGGTCTAGGCCGCGACACCAGCGCCCCCATCCGCGATGTCATCAAGGTCGAGGGCGACATCGTCGTGCCCATCGATGTGCGCAACATCGGCATGTGGCTCAAAGCCCTACTGGGCAGTGCCACCACTACAGGCACCGGCACGCTGACCCATACCTTCATTTCCGGCAAGTCCAGTCTGCCAAGCATCAGTTTGGAAACCGGCTTGCCCGATATCCCCGCCTGGTTTGTCGCTTCGGGTGTCATGGTCAATAGCTTGCAGGTGGGCTTTGCCCGCTCTGGCGCAGCGAATGCCACTGTCGGATTGATTGCGCAAGGTGAAACCAAGCAGGCATTGAGCCTGGACACAACGCCAACGACACGCGACATCCTGCGGTTCAACCAGTTCCAAGGGTCCATCAAGAAGGGCGGCACAGCACTGGGCAACGTGGTCTCTGCTCAACTGACCTACTCGAACAACCTCGAGCGCATCGAAACGATCCGCTCTGACGGCAAGATCGACGGTGCGGACCCCACTGTGGCAAGTCTCAACGGCAACCTCGAGGTGCGGTTTGCCGACACCCAGCTCATCGATGCGGCGACCAACAACACGCCGCTGGAATTGACCTTCGCTTACACGATTGATGCGACCAAGCGCCTGACCTTCATCGCGCACGAGGTCTACCTGCCCAAGCCCAAGCTCTCTATCTCCGGACCGGGGGGCATCCAGGCCACTTTTGAGTGGCAAGCCGCCAAGAACGTCGCAGCCAACAAGATGCTCACCGTTGAACTGCTCAACGACGTGACAACGTATTGAGGAAGAGAACCATGATCAAACTGAACATTTCGCGTGAACCGCACTGGATCACGCTTGCCGCAGGCGTGCGCCTGCAGGTCCGCCCCGCCACCACGGCTTTGGTGATGGCCGCACGCCATGCCGCATCCAAAGTGGCCGGTACCGACACCGCCGCTGCAGGCGAACGCACCGCCACCCTCATCACCGAACTGGCCAAGCTGGCGGTGATCGCTTGGGAGGGCGTTGCCGATGACCAGGGGCAAGCCGCTGCCGTCACCCCAGACGGTGTGGCCGCCTTGATGGAGCACTGGCTCTTGGCCGATGCCTTCGAGCGCGAGTACCTGGCTGGCCTCTACGCCCTGGATTCCGAAAAAAACGTCTGAAGGCCCGCACCGCGTGGCACTTCGGTGGCGGGCCGAGCTACTGCGGTGCCTGCCCTGATCCGTGCCCCGAGTGCCCGTACACCATGAACGCGCCCCAAAGCCTGGATGGCTGGCAAGCCGCCAGTGCGATTGAAGTTTGTGCAAGCCAGTTGCGCATGGCCCAGGGCCGCGTGGTGGGACTGGATCTCAACGCATGGATGCTGGCCTGCGAGAGTACCGGGCTGGACAAGGCCACGGCAATTGATCTGTTTCCGGCGGTCGAGGCGGGGCTGATGTCAGCGATCGTGATTGATGAGTGATTGCGCCGACTGTTTGATTTGGTCAAGTTGCGCCTCGGAGAGTGCGCCTTCGTCGGCTTCGTAATCCGCAGAAGCTTTGCTTGCCTTGTCGTCAGTGGTTAATGTCTGCCACTCAGACAGCGGGAGACCTTCCTGCGCCAGCGTGTCGTTGTAAGCGACCACGAAGTCGGGGAATGCGTCTGCCAATTGACGTTTGTCCGTGCTCAATGAGTACCCCTCGTGTGCAGCGGCAACATCAGTGTCATGGGATTTGCCGGCGACGGCACGAAACCGTAGTGGGCGTAGAACTGACGGGCGCGGTCATTCAGTGCATGCACCAGCAGTGCTCGCACCCCGATGTTCTGAGCCACCGAGACGGCACGTTGCAAGGCATCCTTGAGCAAAGCACCGCCGACCTGCTGCCCCTGCAACCGTTGGTCAACGGCCAGTCGAGCCAACACCATGACCGGCACAGGGTCGGGCATGTTTCGGCGAATGGCTCCCGGCGATTCCTGGTGCGACACCGCGCCGGCGGCCAAGGCGTAGTAGGCCAGAACCTGGCCTGATTCGTCGGTCACCACGAAGGTGCGACTGGCGCCCGTGGTCTGATTGAGCAGGGCACGTCGTCGTAGCCAGTCATCCAGCGACGACTCTCCGCAGGCAAAGGATTCACACCGGTGCTCAGCCGACAAGGGCTGCGGTGCTGATAGCTTTTGATTCATGCCGGGAGGGTGTCCCAAGGCACCTTCACAGCCATTAACCGCTCCAGACCTGGGTTGGGTTTCGGTGGCGCATCCAGCAGTGCAACGAACTGCTCGAACTTGTCGGCATCCAGCCGGAAAAACACCTGATCCAGCAGTACCGATTGCGCGCGCTCGCAGGC